AACTACATTGGTATTTCTGATGCAATTTATTCCGACACAGCGACAGCAACTATTCAAACCGTAGGCTCTGTAGATGACGCACAATCTAGCCTTACAGCAGGTACAGCATACTACGTACAAATAGACGGTACATTAGCAACGACAGCCGCCACTATATCAGTGCTAGCGGGTACAGCACTTTCAGCAACTAAATTAATCATCAAGGGATAACATGAAAACTCTAACTAACACAGATAACGTCAGCATCTATTTATTTGAAGACGGTGAAGCGGTGAACATTACATCTTCTAACATTACAGTAGGAGCACCCCCTAAGTTCATCATTAGCGACTGTAATAGCACCAACACAACCTTACACTCTAACGTTACATCTCCTGAAGAGTGGTGTGGCCATAAGTACACCTATGATGGTGCTTGGGCTGCGGTAGAAGGTTGGGTGTCACCTACTCAAGAAGGCCAACCATGAGTAAAGCAAGAGACTTAGCTAACTTTTCAGCAGCCACTGGTGTTGTTGACGCTGACATTGGTGTTAATGTACAAGCCTACGATGCCACTATCTTAGTTGATGCTGACATTGGCTCAACAGTTGCATCCACAGCGGCTAACACTTTCACCGACAAGCAGACAATGACTGCGGTGAAAATCACTACAGGTGCTGGTGCAGCAAAGGTGCTTACTTCGGATGCCTACGGAGATGCGACTTGGGAAACGGCAGCTCCGGGTGCGGGTGTGGCTACAGCGACAGCATCAGGTGCTTTAGCTAATGGTGACTTAGTTGTTGTCAACGCTGATGGTACTGTAAGTGTTGTGGCTGGGTCATCTGTAACTCAAGATATAGGCACTGCTGTTGTATTTGAGAGCGCTAGTAGTATCTACATGTCAGCAACATATGATGCTAACGCCCAGAAGGTAGTTATTGCTTATAGGGATATTGGTAACTCTAATTATGGAACAGCTATTGTAGGGACTGTAAGCGGCACAAGCATATCGTTCGGCACTGCTGTAGTATTTGAAAGCGCTCAAAGTAACTACATGTCAGCAACATATGACGCTAATGCCCAAAAGGTTGTTATTGCTTATAGGGATAGTGGTAACTCTGATTATGGTACAGCGATTGTTGGAACTGTTTCAGGTACAAGCATATCGTTTGGCACTGCTGTAGTATTTGAAAGCGCTGCTAGTGACTACATATCAGCAATATATGATGCTAACGCCCAAAAGGTTGTTATTGCTTATAGGGATGGTGGTAACTCTAGTTATGGTACAGCGATTGTAGGAACTGTAAGCGGTACAAGTATTAGCTTCGGCACTGCTGTTGTATTTGAAAGCGCTAGTGGTTACTACATATCAGCAACATATGACTCTAACGCCCAAAAGGTTGTTATTGCTTATAGGGATAATGCTAACTCTAATTATGGTACAGCTATTGTAGGGACTGTAAGTGGTACAAGCATATCGTTTGGAACTGCTGTTGTATTTGAAAGTGCTAATAGTACCAACATATCAGCAACATATGATGCTAACGCCCAGAAGGTAGTTATTGCTTATAGGGATGTTGGTAACTCTAATTATGGTACAGCTATTGTAGGAACTGTAAGCGGTACAAGCATATCGTTTGGCACTGCTGTTGTATTTGAGAGCGCTACTAGTGACTTCATATCAGCAACATATGACGCTAATGCCCAGAAGGTAGTTATTGCTTATAGGGATAATGGTAACTCTGGTTATGGTACAGCTATTGTAGGGACTGTAAGTGGTACAAGCATATCGTTTGGCACTGCTGTTGTATTTGAAAGTGCTGGTAGTGAATACATATCAGCAACATATGATGCTAATGCACAGAAAGTAGTTATTGCTTATACGGATGAGGGTAACTCTGATTATGGAACAAGCGTGGTGTTTCAGAATGCTTCCTTTTCTACCAACCTAACAGCTACTAACTACATTGGTATTTCTGATGCAATTTATTCCGACACAGCGACAGCAACTATTCAAACCGTAGGCTCTGTAGATGACGCACAATCTAGCCTTACAGCAGGTACA